AGAATGAGTAAGGATTTAACTCATACGGCACTGCATAATATGGAATGCGAGCGGGCTTAAACGGATTGATTACTGCACGAAGTATACGATTGTTGCAGTACCAAATATTTGCTTGTAGCTCATCTAAGCTATCAAATTCAGGAGGAATGTCAACGTCTGCTGTTTCTAATACATCGCGGTCAACAACTCCCCAGTATTCAAGAACTTCAAAACGGTCAATATCGTAATCTGTCTGATAATCTTTTAGATCGTCTTCCCAGTACTTTTTATTATAGCCTTCCCCCATTGCAATAACATCGTCAATGACCTGTGCACGGAAGAAAGGACGCTTCTTTAGCCCGCGTAGCTGTGAGCGAGACATCTTATGGCGCTCTACAACGTACTGTGACTCATCCATATTTGCGGCATCGGGGTCCGGGTAGAAGTTCCACACAGAAACATGGGATGTAGAGGGAACCGTTTTAATTGTTGGGCTGTATTCCCCTTCCTCATCCCAATTAGGGTATTCTTTATCCACGGCAAATGGACCCTTCATGATTCCGGTTCCAAAGAGTGCCATTTCAAAAGAAGTGGACCGTAGCTGTTTAGAAGCGTGTGCTTCCTCAAGCTGATCCATAATTTTCTTTTCCATTTTCTTAGCCGCTATTAAAGCAGGCTCAAACGTAATACTTGTTGGAGTTAGTCCATACCCTTCTTCAAGGCCTTCAATATCTTTTAGCTTCTCTTCAAGGGGGCCAAGATTCATTTCGCGAAGCGACTGAGCAGTTGCCCCCGGAGGGAAGTCCATACCATCGCCTTCAAAACCATAAGGAGATGCAGGCTGTACGGTAGCGGCATCTTGTTCTGGCTTTGCTTTTGGAGACATGTCAAAGTTGACAGCTTCAGAAACCCCTTCAGGTAACCGTGTAGGCTCTACGGAGATAGGAAATTTATTGTTTGCAAACAGAACATCAATAATCTGACCGTAGGCGGCTAATGTTTTTGTCTTAGTAACTTTAATAAATACGCGAGACTTTTCAGCTTCCGTAAACTGAACATCAGGACCGTATAGTCCTCTGTAGTTTCGGTATGCCTGTAGCCATCTATCTTCATCTTGACGGCGAGAATCCTCTGCCTTCGTGTACTTCTCTAGCACGTAATTAACAAGTACTCGCAACTCAGTTGGATCTTGTTCGTTTTCTTCTGCAACATCTTCAAGAGAGATTTGCACGTCACTTTCAAAGATATCGTCTTGATCTTCCATACTTAATATCCAAATTTACTGTCAGCAGGAGTGAAGGACGATGGCCTACTAGAAGCAGGATCATAGTCCCATATTGAAAAGCGAGGTCTACTCATAATGCCATAACGAAGTGCATCATATAAGTGATCCTCTGATTTAGTATCAATGTCTTCTGGATTCTTTTTATCCAAGGGTATAATCGGTAATTGTGCAATAATATTAGTGCATGTGTTAAAGAACACTATTCTTGGTTCTTCCGTAAAGTCATCTACTTGCAGTCTGCGGTGCAGTTCGTTTTTGCCTGCAATACGTGATCCGCCAGAGCGATCAGAGGGTCTCCACCTACATCCTTGTCCAATCATCTGTTCAGCCAGAGAAGGACCAGTATCGCCACGTTTGTGCCAACAGGAGCTATCGAGAACGCCATACTTTATGTTGCCATCCTCTTGCTCAAGATCAAGAACCATGTATGCAAGATCAGTTGCCAGAACTTTACTAACATATAACTCACGATATACAATAAGCTGTTCGTCAGGTGATACAGCAAACCAAACAACAGCAGAGTAAGAACCATAGCCATAATCGCAGGCGCGAAACTTAACCCAATTACTAGGTATATCAAAAGGCTCAATAACATGAGCTTGTCTACTAAACTCAGGAAACGCCGCACCTTCTGCAACATCCCAATTACCCTCTAATAACTGTTTCCGTTGATGCTCTGGTAAAGACAGAAGCATCGCTTCATAATCCCCTTGATCATAAAGATGAGGGTTATCGGTCAACATCGCAGGAATGAACCTACGCTTAAATAATGGATCACCGGCCTTGGAGTGTCCGCGAGGATATCGCAAAACTTCGCCCGTGTCACTATCTGTAGCATGAAAAGCTTTACCTGCAGGGGCCGGATCAATAAACATCTTCTTCACC